TAATTATCTACCCAATATAACTTTATTTCAATGTAGTTATTATTTAATTTTCCTTTAGTAATGTTTAATCTTCCCTTTTCATCTTTAAATTCAATATTAAAAGGAAGTTCATTAGTAATAGGATATGTATCTTCTATATTATAATTAAATTCAGTTAATAACTCATTTTCCCTTAAAGTAACCCATGAAAAATCACCATTACCTTTATTCTGTTTTATTTCTTCTAAAATTATATCTTTTAATTTATATGATTTCATGTAGTTGTTGTTTTTGGGTTTATAAATATCATTCTTCCTTGTAAGAAAGGAATTTGCTTCGTAAAATTTGTTTATCTTCTGTCCCCACTTCTGAGAACGAATTTACTGCTTTGTTTTTACCTTTTAGTTCCGGTGTATCATCGTCATCTAACGGTTGATCGTATATATCTATATATCCGGTAGACGTATTGATCTTAGAACCAAAAGTTAATCCGTCTGCTCCGTATCTATTTTTGATAAAATGCCAATTACCCGTTCCGTTAACTTTATCTTTTCTACCTCGTGCTAGAGATATAATAATATCACCAATCATAATTTTATCATATGAACCAGCTGCGTTTTCTCCTTGTAGAATAGGTTTATCGGCACCTGTTCTATTAGCTTGTGAAGGAGATACAATAGGTATTCCTAATTCTTTAGCTAATCCTTTTACTTCAGTATAAACATCATCAATTTCATCTTTACGTTCTTTTCTTCCTTTAGTGCGTAATAAATCAATATAGTCAATAATAATTAAATCAGGTTCAAATTCATTTTGATGTTTTAATTGTTGTATATGGGATTCAATAGTATCCAATGATGCTCGTTTAGGAGAATATTCTTTGATCACTATTTTACCTTTTACTCTTTCTACAGCTTCTTGAACTTTATCACGATGATCTTTTAATTTATCTACATCAATACCTGAGAATACAGCATCATATCTTTTTCCTACATACCCTTCAGATAATTCTAGTGTGTAATGTACTACGTTATATCCTAAAGCAGCAGCATAAGCTCCCATTGCTATAACACCCCAAGACTTACCACCACCTGGATTACCGAATAATAGTACTAAATCACCTTTACCGTAACCACCTTGTGTTAAGTCGTTAAACACAGGCCAAGGGAATGGTATTGCTCTTCTATCATCATCTCTGTATCGAGACTCAACATCGGCTTCATAAAGATGTCCTATATTTTTATCTTCACCTGCTTTTAAAGCACGATTAATTAGTTGTTTAATACCATCATAATCACCTAGATTCAATAAATCAACAGATGTCATAATTGCTTTTTTCATCTGTTGGTTTTGACAGAAATCAGAAAATTCTCTCTCAACCCATTCCAAATCACTAGCATCTGCTAATCTATAAGCTTCACGAATTGCTTCAACTAGTGATATTCTTAATACTTCATTATCTATCTTTTTTATCTCAATTGATAATGTTTCAGCAGTTGGATAAGTATGATATTGTTCAAAATATTTAATAACATAATCAACAACCCATTTATGAGAGGGATTCTCAAAATACTCACTATCTAATGAATCTGATATGTTAAGTAAAAAATCTCGTTGTGTTAATAATGCTCCTAATACTTTAACTTGAAATACGTTTCCGTAATTATTTAATTTGTTTAATGTTGCCATAACCTTTTATAAATTTACTAAAAATTTTCTAACCCTCCAAAAACTTGATTAAGCCAATTTGATACATTAGGTATACTTTCTCCTAAATGATCTGCCAAATACATTTGCATAAAAACATGTTTATTTAATGAATACTGGTTATTAAAATTTTGTTGTATTTCTTTTTTATTTTCATCAGATAATGGAACAGTATGTAAATCCATTAGTTGTCTATTTATATCTAACTGATAAGATCTTTCTACAACAGATGAATATAAAGCATGTTCATTAACTCTGTTTGCTGAGTATTCTATAATTTCCTGTAAACTAACTTTTCTGTTTTCATTTAAAATAGGAAATAATTTAAGTAACTTTTTAGGGCCCAAACCAGGTACACCTGGTAGATTATCTGATGTATCTCCCATTAATATTTTATAATTAATAAAATTCAAATGGTTAATATCATATTCAGCCTTTACATCTTCAGGTTTGTATATTTTCTTTTTAATAGGCGAATAAACTCGTGTTTTATCGCTTGTTAATTGTAAGAAATCTTTGTCAGCAGACATGATGGTGACTTCCTTAGTTAGCGCGAAATTCTCGAATTTTACCGCGAGATAACCAATAACATCGTCGGCCTCAATACCATCTATACAAATTATAGTAACAGGTAAACATTTAAGATACTGTATTAATCTACTAACCTGGTTTGTTATAGCTTCAGTTTCTTCTTCCTTACTACTAAATATAGAATAATTAGTCATACGACTTTTATTTCTATTAGCCTTATATTCAGGGTATAAGTTACGTTTGTTGTTAGAACCTCCTATTCCATCAAATACGATAATTACCTTAGTAGGATCTATCGTTTTAATAGCATAACCCAATGATTTTAAAAACCCAGTGAGCCCACCTATGTGGGCTCCGTCTGGATTTATGTGGTTTATCATTGTAAAACTTCTCAAGAAAGTATTTAAACCATCAATTATTAAAATTGAATCTTGAGCATTACGAGGATTATTGTTTATATTTGCTAAAAGTTGAGCATACTTATTCTTCATTGTCTACTTCGATCATTGGTGATATTCTACTACTTTCTTCCCATTCTGAGCTATCTTCAATTATTTGAAGTTTTTCAATATCTACTTTTTCACCAAACCATTCGTGAGCATGAAGTCTTTTATATTCTTTTTCTGCCTCTTTAGTATCAGGGATAAAACCATGAGGAGTTACAATTACTGTAGTGGAAGTTGCAATACCACAATCAGCATGGATTTTATCAATTGCTATTTTAGTACGTTTAGCAAACTCTACTTTTTTACCCTTATGTTGGGCAAATATCTTAGATGTACCACTATTAGTTACGTTACCAAATGTAGTAACAATTGTAGCATCCCAATACATAGCATTACCTCCTTTGTTAGTCATTTTAGGTTGGCTCATTGGTGTTAAAGCAGGTTGTACCCCTGTTTTATTAATAACAAAGAATGTATTAGTGTATGGATAATTCTCTTTACGTGATAGAGGAAACTGTTGGTTAATAAAATTACCAAATTGAGTTGCCATGGCACCTGCGTTCCACATAGGATTGTTATTACCTTGCTTAACACTCATTTCACAGGGAATAGAACCAACTGAGTCCCATAAGAATAATAAATCATATGGTAATTTTCCTTGTTTTTGCTCGTTTAGAATGTCAGCAATAAATCCAGCTACATCTTCAATTGTATTTAATGATGCTCTATCTACATATAAGAAAAATCCTTTGTAGTTTACCTCACCTGTTTCTTCATCTACTACTTCCTCTAATTCTAATCCCATCATTTTAGCATGAGAAAAATCCCATTTCATCTCAGTAATAATGAATACAGGTAATATTCCCATTTTTTGAGCTGCTACAGCTGTCTCAATCAATAATGTAGTTTTTCCTGTATCTGATCCTCCACGAGCTATATAAACATGCCCCATAGGAACACCAGGAATAGAAAGAGCATCTTTAACTGCTGGTGAAAATGGAATCCATCTTTGTTTTTTGAACTTAGATGATTGATCTAAGTATTTTGATTTTTTAAACGCCTCTATATCAAACGGCTTTTTCAAACCGTCTGATATAGCAGTCGTTAAACTGTCTTTTTTGGCCATATATTTTAGTCGTTAAATAAACTATCAAATTTATCTGCATTGCTAGTTTTTGCAGGTGCATCTACTTTATAGGTACTAGCAGTTGATGTACCTTTTTCCCATGGTAAATCAGATGTTTCTTCTTCATCCTCTTCTTCAGTAGCTGATGCTACAGGAGTTTCAGTTTCTTCAGCTGTTTCTTCTGGGTTTAACCACTTGTTAAGAATTTCTTGTAATTCTTCAAATGTATGATGTTTATTAACGGTTAAAATATCAGGCTGTTCGTCTAATACTTTTTGTACTAAAGCAGCATCTTCTGAAATAGGTGATGACTTAACTTTAGGACGGATAGAACATTTTACACTTTTTCTACCAGCAACAGTATCTTCAACAGCTTCAATAGTGAAATCACGTCCTTCAGTGATGTCTGTGTAGTCACCATAGTCTTCATCAGCAGCAATACCTAACAATTGCTCATAAGTTAATTTACCAAATTCCCATAAGCGAGCACCTTTGTCTTCCTCACCACGTACTAATACTGGTGCGAAATAACGTAATTTTGGTTCAACTTTTTTAGCTAATTGCCAATCATCTTTGTCTGAGGATTTGCGTAATTGTTTTGCAAATTCAACAATAGGATCTTTTTCATTCCAATTTACTAATGCTAAAATTGGGCCTCTTGAAAAACCATAATGGAAGTAAACTTCACGGAATGGATTAGATTTGTCGAACTTAGAAGGTAAAATACGTACTTGGTACTTACCTGGCTTTGGTTTCCAGAAAATTTTCGTGTAATCAGTTTTTTCTTTCGGTTTGCCTTTGTTTTGAGAAGCGGCAAGCTTCTGTTTAATTAATGATAAATCCATAACTTATTATTTTGTATAAATATAAAACTTTTATTTTGGTCTTCCAAATATTTTCTAACGAATATTTATCTTTTTTAGTGAACGTAACATAGCTTGTTTATACATCTCTACAGTAAGTTTATCTATAGTCAAATTTTTAAGTCCTAAAACCTTCTCTAGAAAATGTATATTTTCTTTAGTACCTGGGTCATAATATGCCGTAAATTCACTTGCTGCATCTTCGTAGTCTTCAAAGCCTAAATCCTTAGCTAATTGCTCTACAAATTCATCGTCCCAAACATATAAATAACCATATTTCTCTGCTTCTTCAGGATTAGGATTTTCATAAAACACTGTCCCTAATGCTTTTCTATTATCATTAGATTGAATCTTTATCTCGTTTATTCCTGCTAATTCCTGGAGTCGTTTGGCTTCTTTAATTAATTCTGTCATGTTATTTTAAAATTTATAGGTTCTATATAAAATATAAAATAATCACCAGCATCCTCTATTTCTGCTAATTCAATATTATGCTTAGAAAAAGTTTTATTAAATATATCTTCAAGTTTATCAACATCTATATCCATATCTATCTTATCTAGACTAAGCATATATGTTTCTCCTTCTTCTCTTTCTGATTGTTCAGATTTTATATCTTCTATTGTTAATGGTTTTACATACTTAGAAAAGGTTCTGTTAAATAATTTTACAAAGTCTTCGTAGCTTTTAATACGAATATCAGGCTCAATTTTTACTTCATTTATACCTGCCAATTCCTGGAATCGTTTGGCTTCTTTGATTAATTTCATGTTTTAAAGATTTATTATAGTGTGAATAGTAGTCTCTAATTTACGTATTTCAGACCCGTTAGTTAATAATATACTATTGCGGTAATCTGCCCAATTTATCATATAAGTAGTATCTAATACACCAGCATTTAATAATTTTATTAAAGTATTTAACGCGTTGATTGTATATAATGTATTACTTTCTTTTTTACGATGTAATAATATAGTATGAGGCATAGGAGCCCCGTTTGTATTGTGTGTATCTATATTGTAAGTGCACATTAATTCCTCACTCTGTGGAGACTCTAAAACAAAGATTTTATCATACAAAATAGTATACTGTTCTGTTATTTTATCTAATGTTTTATCTAAATCACCATGTAAAGTAAATGTGCAAAATAATTTTTGTCCCATATCTATTGATGTCCATGCATTATCAATAAATATATTCGGGTCGTCAATAAATGAATATTTCATGTTATATTTTTTGTAAATTATGATATGTTTTGCCTTTTTTAATATTTGTTGGGTACTTTAATATTTTGTTTATTTCAAAAAGCACTTCTTTCCCATCTTCTTTACTGAAATCAAATAGAAATGCGTCGTAAGTATATAATACTAATTTGGTCTTTTTATCTTGTAAATACTTTATAACCTCGCTTAACATTTCTATATTATGTGATGTTTCCATGCTCTGTATTATGTAATTAAATAGTTTGGTTTGAGATAAACTTTCACCATTAGGAACAAATACTCTATTTTTAGTACAGTAACGTTTACCATAATTGAATTCGTCCCATATATCATCAATAAGGATTGCTATTTCTTTAAAAAACGGTTTATTAGCATATTCACTCCATACTCCACCATAGGTTTGTTTGAATGTTAATTCTTTTGCTTCATCTGTAGTTACTCCTAGTATCTCTCCTAAATAGTTATATGTGTTTGTATCTTCAGGAAATTTAAAGTTAATTAATTCACCTATTAATCGTGGGTGATAACCCTGAAAATCAAATTCAACGAACATATCGTTTGACGGTCTATAACACAATCGCTCGCCATTAGTTTTATTTAATGCAACGAAGTTAATATGATTATATGAGTTTGAAGGTCTGCCTGTAGTTGTGTACAGATTATAATGAGAATATATTCTACCTTTAGATACACTAAATTCAGGGTTCTTTAAATCATTACCATAACAATCAATAAAACAGTTTTTATCTATTTTTATTCCTGTTTTTTCAATTTCAAAAAATACTTTTGTAGTTTGATTATTATTAAATCTGTATATTTCGTCTTCTTTAAATGAGTTAATTATAGGTTGTACTAAATCAAATAGATTTTGTTTATCCTCATAATGCTTACTTAAGGGAATTAAACAATTTACATTAGGCAAAGCATAATGTTTTCTGTAATACCATTCAACACAATTATTAGTAGGTATTCTATCTGTTGCTATAATTTCAATAAAATTAATATCATATAACTTACTAAAGTACGGAAAATAATATAATGCCTTTTTTTTATCAGGAACAAACAATCTTTTAGTATTATTATTGATCCAATCAAAAACGTTTTGTTTATCTAATGAAAAAGATTCACTATGATCTAAACATAGAATATATCCTTTATGATCATTTAGTGGTCTAATATATATTAGACTTAGTGAACTTAGTTTAGGATGAAAATTATTATTTTGTTGGATAAAATCAATGAAACAATCCCCAAAAGGACCTAGTTTTTCTAATTGATTCTCCCGTTCAATAATGTAAAATGCCATATATAACCTTTATTTTTGTAAATGTAATAAGATTTTTTTGCCTAAAAACCTAAAAATGCTTTTATACCAGAAAAATTCTTTTCAGCTACATCTAAGGTAGGAGAATTAAGATATATTAAATCTGCTTCTAACGATATTGTTTGATATATAGCATTATTTTTAATCATATCAAATGTGTCTTTACTTATTTCTTTTATAATTGTAGGCACTAAATTAATTTGTTTTGAAAAATAACGGATATTTGAAGTACTGGTGTTTAATGGAATGCCTGATACTTTAGTATTAGAAGATATTACTGTCCCTTTAGAGACATAATTTATTCCTTCAGTTCTATTTAGTTGGGTTTTTTGTATTTCTTCAGGACTTGTTTTTTTAAGTTCAACAGCATTGTTTGAAGCTGTTTTTCCAATAAAATATCTTCCATTGATTTCCCAATAATATCCACTATATACCCTATTATTAGAAGTATCAATAAACTCTCCTCCCGGTGTATATAAATTTTCTTTTAACTGATTTTTAGGATATCTCATATTATTGGTAAACTAATTTTATTTTATTTACAAAATCAGGAACAGGATATGTTACATTTTTAGTGTAATTAAATGAAAATCCAAACTGATTACTGTTTCTATTTCTTTGTTTTCTAGAACCATTTTTAGTCATTGCCTCAGCAGGTTGACCTACTCCAAAGAAATCAGTTCTACCTTGAACAAATTCAGCTGCTTGTTGTTGTAAATCTGTTCTTTGTAAATTTCTAGCTACTTGGAATAATTCATCGCCAGGTAACCCAGTTGCAGCAGCTGCTGTTGTAGCATTTGTTATATTAGACCAAGCCCAATTAGGATTATTAATACCACGTTCAGGACCTTTTGGATATTCCCAAGTAGGTGAGTATTCGCCTCTCTTAGTTATTAAACCGGTTATTGAATTTTTCTGGTATGCTTTAGAGCCTAATCTATTGTATATAGATTGAGCTACATCTGCTTGTCCTTGAGCATCTCCTCTTGCCTCTCTAGCACATATAGCTACCAATGTCCAAAAATCTTGTTCTGGTGATTTAGGTGCAGGTGTAGGATTAGGTGATGTATTAGTTTCTTTAATTGTAGTTTGTCCTGTTTCTACATTTATTAACACTTCATCAGTAGTATTAATTGATTCTAAAAGTTTAGTAAAATTTACTTTAGTTACATTTTCTGGGTCTTCTAGTATTATAGTTTGGGCTTCAATGCTAGTAACCCAATCTGAGTTTGACAACTTATGTCCTAACCTAGTTACTATATATCCCAGTTTTCTACCTATTTTATTACTATTAATGATATCTCCTTTATATCCTGCTGGAATAATTTCATCAGGTAATCTAAATATATGACCAATTATAATTCCTCCTATACCGTCTAACTCTAATGATACGGTTGTTGGAATTATAGCTTTAAATGATGCATCATCTTTAGAAAAAGCAACAAATGCTTTTATCATATCACGTAAAGCATTTTTATATTTCTCAGAATTCTCTATATCATATGTTCTTTCTTTATCCCACCACCAATCTTTAGGAATCCAATTTATGTCTTCTAAAAAAGTTTGAAGTAAAACTAGAGATTGACTTAATGTACCTATTATCTGTGTTCCTTGACTTTGGATATAAGGAGCAGATGCTGGTTTTGTATTGGGAGCTAATCTATTTGTAAGACCCGTTTGAAATCCTACTAATGTTTCATTATCTAGTCCCATTACTCCGCCTCCATTTTGGGCACTAATAGCTACTATACTACTTTGTTCTTTAAATATTTTAGAATTAAACTTATATGAACGAACATTGTTTACCAACCCATTAAATATAGGAATACCCACTTCATCAGGTTGACTTATAAATGTAAAAGCTGTATTATATGCTTCTGTTGTTTGTTTTTCATCAACATAGTTAATGTCTATAATTCTACCTATTCCATCAATAGGATCAGTATGTATGTCAAAGTTATTTAAATTACCTATAGCACTTTGAACCTGTCCCATTAATTTTTTTATAAAATCATATAAATTTATTTCTTGTTTTTCTTTAACATCATTTGCTTCTAAATCTCCATTAGTAGCTAAATTAATAACGTTTAATAAATTAATGAATATATTACCTATATTACCTAAACTTTTTCCGTTAAGAGAGGTTCTAAATTCTTTTGGTAATCTATTTAAAAATTCAATTCCTTCAAATTTAATATTTTGTCTAGTAATATTTTCTTTAAGGTTAGATATAATTGCTTTAATAGCATCTTGAGAAGATAAAGCAATATTATTATCGGGGATGTATATTAAAGAGTAATCTGGTCCTAATGAGGATATGATATTTTTTTCTTGTGTAGATTGGATTAATCCTAATCTTTGCTTAATGAAATTAACAAAGTCAATACCTGTTACTCTATTTATAAAGTTATTTTCATCTTCATTTATATTAGTATTATTTAATGCTCTTAAATAATTGATATAAGTAACTTGATTAGTTCCGGCACCAATATTAATATCTACATTTTTAAGTTTATATTCTTCCCATGCATTGGCTAAAAATCTACCTATAGTTTTTTCATTAGTAATACCATAAGTACTAGCTCGTTCTTTTAAATTTTTTATAGCTGATTGTATATAAATTATTTTAGATTCGTCATCATCTCTTAAATTATTAATAGAATCAATAAATATACTAATAAAACTTTTAGTAAATAGGGCAAATCCTTGCTCATTAGAAGATAAATTACTTATATTCCAAACAGTAGTAGGAGAATTATATTCTGGGTTTATTGATATTGCCTTTTTAAATAGGTCATTTTTTATTAAACATACCCTAGGATCCATTGATATTTGTAAAGGGTGATATAAACAATATAAATCAGGATTTATCCCAGGTGTATATTCTCTTGATCTAGTTGTTAAAGGTATTAATGGGTCTCCATTTTCTGGATTTGTTGGGATTACATGTTTACTTATAATTTTAGTTAATGAATTTAAATCCATGTATACTTGGATTGTAGGATCGATTCCATTTACTAAGTCAGGATCACTATCTTGGGTATCTACAGACATAAATTTAAATACAAACATATCTATTTTATGTCCTTTATCTCCTGTTATTGTTCCGTTTGTATCAAATATAGAATAAGAAAATCCTTTATTTAAATCATCATCAGTTCTTTTTTTCTGATCTCTTTCTGTATATGCTGTAAATATAGCTTCAGCTGCTGCCCCCGCTAGAATATTATTTTGGTAAAATTTAGCTATATATTTACCGTACTTATTTTTGTCTGTAAGAGATGTACCTGAGGATTTTTCAGTAAAAATTAAACCATTTTCTAATGTAGTAGGTGCAATATAATTTACAGAATAATTTACTTTTAATGATTCTAATACTTCACCAGTTGATATAAGTTCAGTAGTACAATCGTATCCTCCATCTGGTCTTAATGACCAACTATAGTTTTTAATGTAACCTAACATACCTTCGTAGTTAGCATCATTTTCTTGAGATTTATTGTATACTTCAATTAATCTTTCATGTAATGAAATTGGTTTTCCTGTTTTAGGAGATATTTTTGAAGTAAAAATATCATAGAAACCATTTTTTAAATTAGTAACTATATTTCCATTATTATCTAAATAAGGTAACCAACCCCATTCTAACAATACAGGGAATCCTGGTCTCATATATAACAGTTCTAATGTTTCTAATTGTCTTATATCCCAACAATTAAATGTTACTGTTGCTACACGTACTGAACCATATGCTGATTTACTTTGAATATCTATATTAGTAATACCAGGCATTGGTCTTAAACCATAAAGGTTGTTTATACCGTTTGTTGTATTGCTATAGGCATTAGTTGTAAAATTACTACCTACTCCTTGTCTTAAAGATTTACCGTTACTTTGTAATAATCCACCTTGTAATATGTTTTCTTTAGCTAATGTACTATCTCCTCCTACATCTACTCCAGATACCATTCTTACCCAAGCCGTTCTTCCATTTATGTATATGATATCATTAGAAGTGCGTTTTAAAAACGCATTTCCTCTAGTTTTAAGTTGATTTCTAACTTTTTCAGTAAATGTATCTTTAAATATACTCATAACTTAATTATCTAGCGTTATTAAAATTGTTATATTGCGCGATTATCTCGCCTATATTAACAGGTATTCTTAGTTGCGTACCAGGTACTGGGGATAGTAGGCCTTTATTTATATTATTATTTGCTACCGCTATTATCCACCATAAAGTAGAATCACGATAATAAGCTTGAGCTAAAAGATCAAGTCTATCTCCTTCAGAAGTTATTACATAAAAATCATTTTCAGATACAGGAATATTAGGATAGAATTTACCCTTATAATATGGTTGTCCTGTTTCTGTTTTTAGTATAGTTCCGTTTTCGTATCTATTCATTTTTATGGTCTAATATATCGTGATGTACTTCCAACTACCGGTTTAGGGTTTTCTTTGGCTAATATTGTTCCTTTAGATGAAGTTTCATTTAAATTTAAAGCAAAACCGGATGTTATTAATTTTTGTTCATCATTTGTTCTTCCGGCTATTTTTAAGAATTCGGCATCTCCTCTAATGCTGTTATTTAAATAACCAAAGAATCCAACATCATCATTATCACCACCTACCTCTCTACTAGGTAAATATTGAGGTAATTGTTGATGTACAATATTAAAACTGAAGTTAGCCTCAATATACATCGCTAATCTAGCTTCTGGAGTTATATCCCAACTAGCATCATCAGGAACAGTATAGGTTAAGTTATTCATAGTTGCATATTCACCTACTAAATAATTACCCACATTTAATCTTAATAACATTCCACCTAAAGCACGAGTACTATTAGTATTATATCTACCAGCAGTAGTTGATGCTAATTGACCTAATGCTCTATGTTTTTCAAACAATTGTGCTCTATTAAAGCAAGGTATTTTTAAACTAAATGATACTGATCTTCTGAATTTTGAATATATGTAAAAAGTTTCTGATCTCCCAATATAATTTACATCATTCCAAGTTCCATCAAAGCTATCTTTGAATCCACTTAAATATGCTGAGAATGCCCATCTTTCTTCATTTAAAGTGAATGGATCTACTCCTCTAAACATTACTGTTAATATATCTGAATCATATCGTTCAAATACTTTAATTCCATCCCCATATTTAGCTATACTTCCTTCACTTCCGCTTACTGTAGTTCTTTTACCATAATATCTAAAATCAGGATCATCTCTTCTTAACCCAGCTTTAGCTTCTAAATCTTGAGTAGTAAAATATCGTCTATCCGCAGCAAACGGAGAATTTACAGCGGGTGTAGGATTATATTTCTCAGAATCTGAGAAAGAAATGCTTTGTGTTATATTTGTTTTTATAGCCGCAAATAAATCTCCATATTTTCTTAAAGAAGGAGAAGCACTATTGTAATTTACAGCTGTATTTTCGTTATTTACTAATGTTTTTCCTTCATAATTAGGTAATTCAGGGACAGGTACAACTACATTACCATTCGAATCTATTCCTGTTTGATTATTAGAATTATTTATATCTCTTGATAATCCAAAAAAATTAGAAACTAAAGGAATATTTTTACCAAAACCATAATTAATATCTGTGGCTGCAGTATTATTATCCCAAATACTTCTTCCTTTTTCTAAAAAAATCTTATTTAATTCACCTCCTTTAGCACCTATGGAAGTATTTTGGTATCTTCTAATTGTAGTTGAACCAATACCATATACTGATCCCGGTCCTGTTAAATAATCATCTATAGGAGTATTATCTCCAAATAAACTATTTAATATAGAACCAGCTGAGTCAGGGAGGACTCTACGTAATATATTACCTATTCCTGTTAAAACAGAAGGGAAAGATGAACCTATTACAGGGGAGCTAATTTTAAGAGTATTTTTTAAACTAATTAATCTGTTACTATCAGAAGATCCGAATATATCGTTATTAGCACGAGCTATAGCTTCATATTTTTGGTTATCATCCATTGTAGGACCTAAACCATGTCTATAGAAGTGAACTCCAAAAGCATTAGTAGGTACTTGTAATAAAGTATTAATACCTAAATTATATATTCTAGTAGGTTGGATAATACCACTAGTTCCTAATGATAATAAATTACCAGGATTAGTTAATAATGATACATTTTTTGGAGTTTCTAATCTAGGATTAGATAATTGTAGACCTACTTGTTTAGCAATCCATAGTGGATTATTTACTATCCAACTTCCTACACGAACAGTATCTACTATACTTGCATTGGCTGCTCCTAAAAATCCTCCTCTAATAAAACCAGCATCTTTACCTATTTTATTATCAAGAGTAATTCCAGGTGTTATACCTGCTCTTTGTAATAGTCTTCCTAATTCTCCTCTAGCTAGTGTTAGATTAGTTAAATTGGGATCATTTACGTCTGTAGTTATATAAGGTTGGCCACTAGATCCTTCATTTAGTTGATCATTACCGTACCTTAAAGATTTTAAGGTTGTGTCATTAACTAGATCTCTTAAAGCCATCTATGTTTTATTAATAACGTCCTTCTGTAGGTCCTAAGTCTCTGTATCTTTGTCCTGTAGGAGATTTGTAAATTTGAGAAACTACTGGGCCTCCATTAGGTACTGGTTTTCCTATTTGGGTGTTATTAGGGGCGTTCGGGTCTAATTCATCTATAAGTGAAGGTTGTTTAACAGATATTGTACTACCCGCTGATATATCACCGAATGATGATACTCTAACATTAGGAGTACCATCTACTGAGTAACCTAATGTATAAGGGTCAAAAAATCCTTCTCCATGTAATTGACTTAATGCTGGGTCTACATTAGCTGATGGGTCTCTATATCCCCAGTAAGAATTTTTAGCTGTTAAATCTCTTTGAGGTTCAACATTATGTCTAACTAATAACCCAAGCGTACTTGTTTTGTATTGATCTACTACTGCCATAGTTGTAATTTATTTATAATAAATATTAATATTTTAAGCTAGATTATAAGAATATTCCATAATGTTATTTGTTTTAATTTATACTCCTATAAAATCTCTACCTCTACCTATTGAATTATCATCATCGTTATTTTTATCTTTAAAAGGATTACCTTTATAAGGAACTATTTTAACCCATCCTTTTTTGATAGCAGTATTTATTTTATTTAAAACTTTTTGTCTACCTAATTGTGGATCTTGATATTCTCCAGATGCTATATCTAATGCAAATATATCTAAATTAGTAAATTTATTATCAGTATATAAGCCATCAGTAACATACATTCCCATATCCATTAATATTTGTTCATCTCTTGAAGATAGATGATAATTTTCAGGTTTATCAGATTCAACATCTGAGTTGAGGTAATTAAGAAGTAATTCCCCCATTGGTGTTAATTCTAATTGAGAATATTGAGATTCATTTAATAAATCTATTAATTTTATCATAATTTTTAACTTATTATAAATATTACAGAATTAAAAAATCTAGGAAACTAATTTAGTGTATTCTTTTAATAGATCAACCAATTTAATCGTTCCTTCCAAACCTAATTTTTTTAATTTTCTTTTAGTTAAAGCATCTTCAATTTCATCTGCGGTGGCATTTATTGGTTTATATGATTCATATTTATAATCTATCTGATCTCCATCTACTTCTTTATGGTAAGTAGTAAAAGTAGTTGGATTAGTACCATATATTTTAGATGTGATAAAAATAATATCTTCATCGACGCCATCTCTCCATCCTAAATTAACATCATATGGAACTTCTAATATATCGTTAACAAATATTTTTAATGAGTCTGTATGTTCATCATATGCTTTTTCCCAAGCTTTGTCTACAGCTTCCGGTTCTAGTTTAGGTTTTTTCTTAAATTCTATTGCATCATATCTATTCATCTTATATTTACTATATAGATTCTCACCATCTGAAGTCCATCTATTTCCATTATCATCCCAATATATAAATTTAGATTCTTGACCTATTAGTGTTACAGTATTTCCTTCATTATCTTTTGCTTTTTTAGGAAGAGGTAATAATTTTTCTTCACTATTTTGAGGTTTTAAATAATTTATATTTTCTTTTAATAAACCTATTAATCTTATCATAATTTTTAATTTATTATTAATATTTTAAGCTAAGTTATAAGAATTTTGAACAGTTCCCGTTGCTAATACTGAGCCCTCTACTATTGCTTGTAATGTTGGTGTATAATTTTTACTAGCTATTACATCGGTTTGTCTATTGATAGCTGCTATTAAAGCTGTGTTGTCTATTTGTTGAGGTTGTGGGTTAGATCTACCTAAATTAGTTCCCGCTATTATTGTATCTTTATCATTTAACTTAATAGCACCTTCTGGAGCTAATAATGTGCGTTTCCCATAACCTCCTTCAGATACCATGTCATCTGCCGTTTTGGAATTTAAATATGCTCCTACTATACCGGCCGTAGCCAAACCAGCTATAGCGGCAAATGGATTTGAAATAGCAGTAGCTATAGCAGTTCCTATTCCTTGCATTCTTATATATCTCATTATTACTGCTAATCTACTAAATGAGGGGATAAGAGAGGCTACCATATATCCTGCCAATCCTGCTACAACTATTTTTAAAGCAGTTGTATGAGATAATATACTACTTATCATATCCAAAAACTTACCAAGAGGACCTGCTACTAAATTACCTATTAAGTCTTTTAATTTATCGACAGCAGCATTAAATTTATCTTGTATGTTTTGGCGTTTTTGTGCTTCTATTGCTTCTTCCTCAGTAATTTGAGCTAATGACTTACCACTTTCAACTGCTAATTTCTGTTGTCTAAGTTGATTTGCTAATTCATCTGCACTTAAACCAATAGCAGAAGCAAATGATTTTTGGGCTAATACATTCATTGCTTGGAACTTCTCAAGTGTCATTCCTTGATTATTAAGTTCCTTCATTACTGTAACTTGGTCACCCATTAATGCTGCTGCTCTAGCTCTTTCTAAATTAAGGGCTTGACCTGTCAATAATTCAGCTTTTAATTCAGCTTCAATTGAAGATTCAAATTCTAATAATGATTCACCCTGTTTTTTAGTTTGTTCTAAAGTAGTACCTAATGCTTTTGCTTGAGCTACTGCTTTAACTATAAACTCAGGATTATTTTTTAGGTTAGCTGCTAATTGACCTGACACCTTAGCGGCTTCAGCCATAGTAGCTTTAAATGGTATTCCTACTCCAAGTTGATTACGAGCAGCAACATATGCTCCCACCATCGACTTGTTTATTTGTTCTGTAGATTTACCAGTTAATACTGAGAACTTATATATTCCTGATGCCTCTTCTGCTGTTAAACCAAACTGTTTGGTTAACATTATTTGAGTTTCAAGTGTTTGTGCTGAGTATTCTGCAACAAATCCAGTTTGTTCATTCAACTGGGTCATTGCTTCGGCCGCATTCTTTAATGTAAAGTTAACATTACTTGAATTTCTAGCAGCTGATGCTAAATTAGATGTTAATCTATCTGCTTGATCTGCTCCATATCCAAAATTCTTACCTACATCGACTGATACTTTATTAAAATTAAAAGCAGCTTTAATCAGTAAATCTATTACACCTTGTAGGGTAGTAAAAGAGTTTACTATTTTTTTAAAGTTATCGTCATATAGTTTTTTAGCTACTCCGCTGAGTGAATTTTGTTTTTTCTTTTCTTCTGTTAGTTGCCTTTCTAAACTATTTGCTTTCTCTAGTTGTAGTAAATTATAATCTAATTCCTCATTTATTTCTCTTTGAGCTACTAGAGAGTCTAATTGGATTTGTAGAGATGCGGCTTTAGTATAGTTTCCTGTTGTGTTAGCTTTTAATATTTTATCTTGTAATTTAGCTTCTAAACGAAGACTAGAATCTATACTATTATTAATTTTTCTTCGTTCGGATGTTAATTTTTTTTCAATTTTTTCACCATCTTCAAAAGCCTTAGTTAAATCTCTAGCCTTATTTATAGAATTAGTTAAACCAGTAATAAACTGAGTGTTTAATGTATTTACCGCTCCGTTAATTCTTTGGTCTAAGCTATCTAATGCTTGATTTAAATCTTTTATTATTTTATCTTTATCGTCAGCCATATGTTATAAATATACAAAAAAGCACCTATTTTTTAGGTGCTCTTGTAACGTAATCTGGTTTAGGGGTTATATTTGGTTTTGCTAATTCTTGTTTTTTACTGTTATTATTCATCATATTTTGCTGCTTTTCAATCTCCTCGTTTTGTTTATCATGGTATTCCTTTATTTTATTAAAGGTAAACGTACGTAACCAAACGGGCATATCATAAACAGTATTCCAATCATATCCACCTTGTCCCCAGAAACAAATGTCGTGTATTTGACTAAATAAAACTAATCTATATTCCTGAGTCAGGCCAAAAAAAGTTAAGAGAAATAGGAATATCTATGCCCTCCCCAACATAGTTTTCGTCATTAGGAATATATTTTAGTTCAATATCAGGTTGTATTTTAACATAATATTCACGTAATGCTCTGGCATCCCTAGCCATTAAGAAATTATCTACGAATTCACGTATCTCTTTTACTTCACGATTACCGTTTACTGATGTAATCATGTATTTTAAACGAGTAGTTACGTCATAAGTAGCACTTGGATTGATTTTCTGTAAACCTTTTATTTCAGCTTCAATTTTCTTTTCATCACCATGTGTTAATAACTTAAAAGTCACAGTATTATCTGAGTGAGGTAGTTTAAAATTGAACTCATTTAAACCGGGGGTATAAAGAGAATCTTCGATTATCTTGTCGTTAAGAGTAGTTAGGTCAACTACCGCGTCTACTTCTTGACCTTGCGAATTAACGTAAGTAAATTGGTAATTTTTACCATATCCTAATATACGAGCGGCAACTAAAATTGCATTTTTATCACCAATCAATAAATCATCATAATTGATAGGAGATACAATAAGAGCTTGCAATAGTTTATCAATAACAGTACCTTGTTTAATATAGTTTGCGTTTGTAAGAATATCTTCTTCGCGCGCGCTCATATATTTCATTTCAATTTTACCGCTTGATAGTGGGTTTTCTTTAGGATAAAGTAAACCTTTTGAAGGTAAATCTACTATCTCTGTTGGGAATTTTGGTTTTGTAACAGTATTTTCCATTTATAACTTATTATTTTATATAAATATAACGATAAGAAGAGGCCTGGCAAAAGCCAAGCCAATCTTTCTGTATACTTCGGAAAAAGTAATTTCGTGGTGATAAATATTATGGTTTTGTTAAAACAATAGATTGAGGTTTATTATATTTTATCTGAATGTTGTTAGGGGTAAATTTATCTATTAATCTTACACTAAATTGATATCTTTTAATTTCTAGTGGTTTTATGATTAATATATTACTTATGTTTTGCTCTATAAACATAGGTATTATTTCATCACGATATATTTTAGCAACAGTATCACTTCGTTTATCCCAATCTTTACTAGTTGAATTATCAGGTACTGGCGGGTCGTATTGAGGTTTACCATGTTCATTATAATATCCTGTTTTTAACTCAAAATGAGGTTGAGTTGTTGGTTGATATGTTAATCGAACAAAATATATATTATCCATTATATCCTTATATTCCCATAACCCTTTTATCTTTTCTTCATATGGATATGAATTATCCGGATTTAATAATTCTCCTAATAATATATATGTTTCGTATAAGTTTTTATCATTTGTATTTAAAGTGAGGTATTCAGGAGATGATGATATTTCTTTCAATATTTGGGATAGTTTTATCATGATATATTTTCTAATAATATTTGTTTAATTTGTTTTTTTTAAGCATAAAAAATCCTCCTATATACTAATATATATATAGAAGGATTAGAAGACGCGATTTGGATCGCTATTTTCTTAATTAAAGATCAGAAGTTCAATACACAATAATCCATAGCAATCGATACTGATAAGTTAATTGCTTGATCATTTGCCCAATCGTAATCACCAAAGTTAGCTGTTTTAACATATGCTCCTTTGATAACCCATTCACTGATGACATCACCTACTGGGCCTAATACATCTAATGTAATATCTTTCTTGTAGAAATCTGAGTAACCATCACGACCCGTTACAGATTCATGTGATAAACGAACCCATTCCATTACTGCTTGAGCACCTGATGGAGTGATAGGGTCGTATAATTCTAAGTTCATATCATTCCATCTAACTTTACCTTTAATTTTACGGTAAACGTTAATATGGTCTAATACTACTTCACCTGCGTCTAATGAAGGTGAGCTTGCTTTTTTAATTAGGTAAGCAGGAATACCATCTATGTACATGATAAAGCGATTTTGAACTTTTGGTTCAAACGCAGTGAACATTATCTCGTTTGCTGAAAGTACTGGCATGTTATTTAATTGTTATCTATTGATAAATATTATATAATTTAAAAATATGTAGAGAGGTTTTCACCCCTCTACATTATTATTGTTAAGCTGGGAATGTAGCTCCAGTTGGTAGAATGTTAAAATTCAAGATAATAAATTCAGCTGTTTTAGTAGGTTGAATATAAATTTGGCCTACTAATTGGTTTCTATCAACTACATCTGCTGTATTATTAGTATCATCCATTACTACTTTATAAGCAAATAAACCTTGACGTTGCACTACTGACTCTAAATAAGGATTAACTTGTGATAAGAATCTATTACGAGTTACTGTTGTGTTTTGTTCGAATACTAATGTACGAGATACACCACCGATAAAATCTTTTAATGCTATTAATAAACGTCTTACATTTACACGATCTAAAGATGTTGGTTTACGTTGCAATGTTTTCTGACCCCATACACAAGTACCAGTACCTGGGAATGTTGCAATTGGGTTAACATTTCCACTATATAATGTATCACGATCTGTTTGTTGTAATCTGCGTTCAGGACGAACTACTGAAGGAATACCACCTCTGTTTAAACCAGCTGGAGCAAACCATTCAGCACCTACTCTATCGTTAAATGCTAATACACCACCTATTACTGTTGATGGAGGACACCATACTACTTTTCCTAAACCACTTGAGAATAATTGAACCCAAGGATAATAAGTTGCAGCATAATTACTTGATTGACCTGAAGCATTTTGAGTTGCAGTTCCGATTGCAGTTCCATAAACACCAGCATCTGTAATAGCGATTGCATCGCCACGTCCTTCTACTGTTGCTATCATAGTAGATACAGCTGAGTTATCTAATCCAACACCAGGAGCTAACAACATATTAAATCTGTATTCATCTGCATTAGATAATAAACTAAATGCTGTATTATAATCTGCTGGAGTAAATCCTTGAATACTTGCTGAGGTAATGTTTTCATTCATCAACTTAGCAGCGTTTGTGTCTGCTACACCTCCACTGAACGAACCACCATATGATCCACTTCCTACTGTAGGTAAACTTCCACTGTATTGAGTAGCTTTATAATTACCATTATTGTCAATTGAATCTACATTTGGAGTAGTAACTGATGAAACACGAACATACTGTGATATGTTTGGGTAAGTTCCAGTAAAATTAATATATGCTGAGCTATTACCTGTAGCTGCTGTATAAACAGGTTTTAAATCACCTATTACACGAGAAATGTAGTTAGGTAATTGAGGATCTAAACTTACGTTAGCCCATGTTTCTAAAATATTTTTCTGAGCATCATTATCGTCACCACGACGAATTACTAAAGTGAAAGTACCACTTCCTGTATTTACTGATGTTACCTCCCAACGTACGTTTAGTGAAGAACCACTTGCTAAAGCACCACTTACTAAGCTAGAAGTGTTATTCATTTGGTCACCCCATGATAAAACTTCTAATTGGAATGATGATCCTGTACCTGAAGCAGCAGGAATATTAGATGTAGCATACGTACTTGCATTAGCTGATCCGCTAATAATACGAGTAACTAATAATGACTGACCGCCATTTTGAAAATATTCTTTAGCTGCTTGTGAAGTAAAGTATTCATAGTAGTAACTACCACTCTTAAAAATATCACCAAATAATGCTAGATATTGAGAATATGTAGTAACATAAGTAGGTACAAAAGGTCTACCCATAACTGTAGGACCTACTATTGCTGCACCTAACGCAGGTGGTTGGGTTGTGTAAAGGCTCTGGTCTGACTCTATTTGGAATACACCAGGTGAAATAATTTGTTCTGCCATTTTATATATTTAATTGAATTTATTAAAGATTAATCTACTAATAAATATCAACTAGTCTATATAAAACGCAGAACAGAGATTAAAGAGGTGTAATTTCGCCAGTTTCGATATTTATGTTACCAGCGCCGTATTTAGTTTGAAGTGAATCAATCAATGTTTTTTCAGATTCACCTATTTTGTCGATATCAGATACAATTTTTGTTTTTTCTGTTTCTAATACCTCTGTTTGTTTTTTAATCAACATTAGTTGACTTTCAATTGAACCTAATTCGAATATAACCTTGTTATATTGTACTTGTAGGGCTTTGATCGAATCGATCTCTTCTTGGGTTAGTTTTTTAATTTCTGACATATTCTTTATTTTATCCATTTTTGTTTAGGGCAAGCTTCTGGGCCTGGTCTTGAACTAAATATTTTTTTAGATAGAGGACAACTACATACACCACATATATAAGTATCAAACATATCTACAAATGTTTTTTCAGGGCAACTATTGCATATCTCTATTCTAGACTCAGCTATTGCTTTTTGTTCAGAATTAGGGTTTTCAGCAATAATCCAGGCTTCAGCTATTTCTAATAATTTAAGCACTACTTATTTTTTTTTCTTTGGGTAATGTTTCTTTTTAGCTTTTTTAGGAGTAGGTTCTACTTCTTCAGTTATAGGTTCTACTTCTTCAGTTGTTTCAGTTACTTTTTCTTCTATTTTATTAGAAGTTTCAACCACTTCTAGTACTTCATTACTAATTTCTTTTATTTCAGTAGTTGTTTCTTTAACAAACCCTAAAATAGTTTTTATGAATTCAAATATTTTTTTCATTATTTTAATTATAATAACTTTTTCTTAAAACTCCAAATTAAAATCTATTAAATATTGAACCTGAATTATTAGGTTGTAAATCTTCAATCACAAATGTTTCCAAAGCGTAAATTAAATCACTATAAGGATCTACTGGTGATGCAGGATATTGTAACTCAGATATTTGCGGGTAATAAGGTAGTGTTGTTACTTGAGTGTAATAACTACTTGATGTTTCTGGATTGTAAGCTGGAGCGCAAACATTAGCATCCATTGCTATCATACCTCTGTATGTTAAATGAGGTATTAATTCAATAATTGGGTTGTTATAATATGCTAAGCCTACTTGAAGACTACCTGTTACTTGTATTGCCATTTTGTTTATGTTTATTATAAATATATAAAATTTCTTCTTCAGTAGCAAGTTTAGCTTGAGAAAGTTGTTGAAAAGTTATTTCAACAATTGGTACTCCACTGGCTTTTATTTTTGCTTCTATTTCTGGTGTTGATTTAATCATTATTCATATGCTGGAAGATAATAAGCAATACCGTTTAAATTTATTGTTAACCATACTGCTAGTGTGCTTAAAAACTTACCATCTTCTGTGGCCCAATAATTAGATACAACACCAGCCGATGTACCTTGTTCTGTTGGAGTCCCTCCTGATTGATTATTTACTCGTACTTGACCATTAACAGTTAATGAACCTATAGCTATAATATTACCAGCAAAAGTACCTGATCCATTTACACCCAAAGCTACCTGTTACAGTATGAGCATCTCCTATTATATTACCTATTCTTACACCAGTACTTAATACTTCAAGTTCAACATTAGAACCTGATAATTGAGTAATAATATAATTTACAATTTATTCTATTACTTATTTCCATATTCCACTTACTTTAATAAAAGAAGTAGATTGTTTCCAGATTTCATTTACTTTTATCCATATAATAGATTCTTTCCATATTCCACTAACTTTTATCCAAACTTTAATATTAACTATACTAATCAGAGGAGCCTGTTTATAATCATAAAGTTGAAATATAAAAGTGGTAGGTAGTGCCATTATGTTTTTAGAAACAACAGTTTCATCACTAACAAATCCCTGTACAGTATTTACTATACCTTTATCTTTGACGATCACCGCTTCACCGCCACCAAATGTAAGTTGAAAACTCATTATGCAATTGTTATTTTAGCATATAAATCAACAGATCCAGGCAATGAACCTGATGGTACAAATCTTCTACGTCTACCAACAGTATCAGCACCTAATCCAGATACCCAAGATGAACCGTTCCAATTTTCAAATGTTCCATTAGTGGTTGATGTGCTTGCTTGTGTTAATACTAAAGCATCTGTATCAGCACGATAAATGTTTATTGTATGTGTTCCAATTGATGTACCAAACAAGGTAGCTTGTACCCAAGCAAATGTACCATTAGAAGTGTTAAAATCAGAATAATTCCAACGATACTGACTTGGTAAAGCATCGTCTGTTTCATATATTAAAGCCAAACTCAACACTCTTGCTGGCAACATAATCACACCAGCAGTTCTAAACTGCAATGCAAACTGAATGTTTGAAGGTGTACCCAATCCTGACAAATCACCGTTATCCGAAACGTCAGTCCAAATACCTGTATTATCATCTATACCCGATGTGCGAACTTGTAGTTTATAAAAGTCAGGTGAAACTCCCATTGTTAAGTCGCCTATATTACCCATGCTTGTTGTGGTAACTCTGTACATCTTAGCAGGTGTAGCACCTAATGTTATTTTAGGTAGTATTATCCTGTTGTTTATATCAGCTTGAAAATCCAAATCTGCTGCAAGTGGATATACACTTAAAGCATTTGTATTAGTTGTTATGGCCGTACCATACATCCAAAATAACCATCCATCTTCAACCCAAACAGAAGGCGCTTGACCAACAATAGAGTGAACATAGATTGGACTATCAACGTCACGCAGTGACGAAACCATTTGTGTTGATAGGATATTTGCTCTCCTATCTATTTGCTGGCCCCCTGTGTAATAATCGGTGATGTACAATGATACTGTGTTTGAACCACCGGCGATAACAAGTTTATCCATTGATTGAGCAACATCTAATGTAGTAAATGTGCTAATAGCAACATTTGTTTCAGTACCGCCCGGAACGACTTCGCTCATAGTATCCGCAACAAAGGAAGTGTTACCTGTGGTTATGCTTGAAAGAGGAATACGAATAATACGAGTGGTGGTAAGCAGGTATAAAGAAGTAACGCCACTACCCGCTCCGTGTTGCAATGTTGCCACTCTACCATTGTTAAACTGAGAAATGTTACCCGTAACAGTTTGCGCACCTGTAATTACTATGTCTGTTCCAGTTAAGGTAAATGCACCCGCACTTGGAGTGAGAGCCGCTCTAATATTGTAACGATATATTATTAACGAAGTCGCTGCGCCATTTGTTGAATAAACGTATTGCTGTCCCCAAGTATCTCTATCACCCAATGCACAACCACCAATAGCAGTATTAGTTATTGGTGCAGCATCCCTTAACCAATACACCGCCTTTATCCTATCAACAGTCGTAGCGGCAGGAATTGTAGATGCCGGATTTTGAAAATCCGCAAATTGCAACCCTTTTGTAATAAACAATCCACCATTAGTAGCAGTTGCGTTGGTTGTAGCTTGCACAATCATTAAATCCTGAATGACGTAAGGCGTCCCTGATGCTACTGTTCCTGCTGAAGTTGTCAACGTAATTGATGTGTCAGAACCAATTGCTGAAATCTGAAACCATTGCGTTATGTTGTTCGGATTCGTAGAACCAAACCCTATGCGTGAACCTACCGATAATCGGTCTGTATTCCAAGCTGTACTTGTGCCAGTAACGGCAGTTCCGCTTACACCTACTGTACCTGTTGTGTAGTTTTCAAGAATAACACGAATGCCTCTTACTGTATGAGCAGTGGCAGTCGGAAATGTACAAGTAATTGCACCTACGAACGTATACGTATTTGTTGAAGGCACAAATGTCCATAACTGAACCCTACGGGTAGCAGCAGCAGCAGCAACATCCGCACCAAAAATCCAAAATAAATCGTCCGTTATTTTGACTGGATGAACAAAATGAGAGGGTATGGCTAATGATGATTGACCGAAGTTAGCCACACCAACAGGGGCAGGCCCTACAAATTTGTCAATTGCATTTGGACCAAGATTGAATTGTCCTGTATGCTTACCTCTGTTTATTTTTGTTGCATCATAAGCACCGCCTATTGCAACTTGGTCTAACGACCCATTAAATATTTGTTCAATTGCTACTTTCATTGTTTATATTTTTTATTTGTGATGCTAAAAACATTACTGTGTTATCTAATGATTCGGTTTTAAGTTTGCATTTAACAAAATCATTATCATTAAATTCTCCATTTTCAGAGGTTATATATTTTTTGTTTGATTCTACCTCTATATTTTTTTCTATTTTAATCATATTTTATGTTGTATATTGAAAATAAATATCACCATCTGAACCACTAGCATTATTTGGTGCTAAAGTTCCTGATGTTATTCTAGAAGATAAAACATAATTAGGAGCAAATGAAGCTGTTAATGCTTGAGTTGCGAATGAAGCAGTACCAAGTAACGAACCCGTAATACCACTCGTTATATTTAATGAACCAGAAACAATAACACTAGTTTGAGTAGCTGTTATTAAGTTTGATCTTGAGCCAGCGTTTATACCATTCCCAAAGATAAATATAGCGTTTGAATCAGTAATATTATATTGACCCATTACTATTTGTGAGGCAATAGATGAACTTAGGTTATTTCCTATTACTATAGTGTTACCACCATTTACATTATTAAAACTACCTATAGCTACATCTAAACTACCTATAGTATTATTAGCAGCACCAATAGAAACTGCTCTAGCACCTAATGATTTATTTGACTCACCTAACGCTAATGAAATATACCCAGAAGCTGTGTTTTGTAATCCTATAGCTGTACTATAACTGTTAGTTGCTATGCTACTTGATACAAGGTTTTGTCTTCCTATCGCTAATCCATAGTTACCTCTAACGGTATTTAAAGTACCTAAAGCTGTACTATATGAAGACGATATGATATTTGTTTCACCTATATTTAAAGTATAATCACTTCCGGAAGTAGAGGTTAATGAACTACCTACAGCAATTGATCTATTTTGAGCGATCACACCCTCACCAAGTACTAAAGAATAATCTGAGCCAGATGTTAAAGAATTTCCTGCTACTATAGAGCCGGTACGACTAAATGGAGGATTATTTGGATCTGTTGTTGATAGAATTAATCCTCGAGTTAAAATTATGCCATCATTTCTAGCTATAAGACTATATTGGTTTGATGAATTATTTACTACTAAAGCGTTTGTAGTTGATGTTGCTCCACTACCTGTTATTAAAACAGGACCATCAACTGCTAAGCTTCCTGAGATGCCTGCTGAACCTGTGAATGGAAATGCTGGACCTCCACCCGTTGATGGGGCCCACGATGCACTTAATGCTTGGGTGGCGTATGATGCTGTTCCTAGTAAACTTCCAGTTATTCCTCCAGTTACATTTAGTGAACCTGATATGATAACACTACCACTAACATCTAAGGTGGAATTAGCTGAGCTTTTACCTATGCCTAATCTTTGGTTTGTTTGGTCAAAGATAGCCCATGTAGCTCCGCCACCAGTTAAGAATACACCATTACCCCAAACTTCTAATGTACTATTAGGATCACCTGTTGTTCCTAATCGTAACCGTTGAGTTATAGTTGCTCTACCACCAACTGTGAATGCTGTTGATGTAGCAGCTGTTCCAATACCAACATTTCCTGTTGTAGTTAAACTTCCTGTTACTCCTAAACTACCAGTTATTTGAGCTGAGCCTGTGAACGGAAAAGCGCTACCGCTTCCACCGCCACCACCAGTGCTTGATCCTGATAAGCTACCTGTTATACCACCTAATACAATTAGAGATCCGCTTATAACAGATACTCCTGAGTCTACTATGAGACCATTTCTTACTTTAAATTCGTTCATTTTTTGTTCCTTTCACTTTCCAGGTTATATATAAATATTCTATATTCCAACTCTTGCTCCCAGAACTGTCTTATTCTGCATTATTTCAGTTGGAGTTAAGGCTCGATTATACACTAATAAATTTGCTGCTCGTATATAGTAATTTGTAAGAGCTAATGAACCACCACTTGAACCTAAAAACATATTATCATATATTGTAAATGTACTCCATGAACCTGTGTTGATTAATATTCCATTAATATATCCCTTTAATGAGCTACCCTCTTTAGTATAGGTTAAGTTAAACCATTGATTTCTTGGGATGTTACTTAAAACTAAACGAGTACCTCCAGCTAAAACTAAAAAACTAGAACTAGCAGCATTACCTAATCCCATACCTATACCGGTACCTGAACCTACTTGTGTAGTAAATGAATAATCTATAGTGTTAGGTGAACCTGTTGGGTAAAATATAGTTTGCTGTATTGTAAAATCAGTAGTGACACGACTTCCTCCACCTCCTTCTAATTTAAATCTATGGTCAAAGGTTTTATCAATAGTATTAAATGAAGCACTTGATAAAGAACCAGTATAGTATGATACAGTATATGAACGATAAGTTTGGTCTCCCATATTATTCACTACAGAACCTGATTGTAAATAATAACAATTTGGGCTACTTGGGTCTATATATACCACTAAACTATTATCTTTAATTATGCCTGGTCCTTGCCAACTACCTACTGTACTCATATTATATTCCTATTATTAGATTAGGATCAGTCCATTCCTCTGTAGCTAATATTTCTATCATTTCCTCGTATGTGTAAGGACCTTCTTTAGTTTCTAAAGTATCTACGGATGATGGTATTTCTTCTCCATCCCATTTAACAAATGTTTTTGTTCCATCAACTGATTTTCTTACTGTGTCTATTGATGTTTCATTTACTTGAGTAAAATTGATATTAGGTAACTCAGTTACACTAAATATCATAAATTGTCTGTTATTATAATCCATATCTACCTCTAGTTGCTTCAAAGTTTCTTCTAACTTCATTAGCTGTTAATGTTCTATTATATAGTTTGTAACAACTATAATCACCAGTTTGCCAATTGGTATTGTCTGTACTTATTAAGTATGGGTTTGTTGAAGATACATTTACTCGAAGTGCATTATCTCTCCAGTTTATACTATTAACATGTATTTGTACCCCATTAACATATATTCTATATGTAACAGCATCTTCGGACGTAACTGCGAAGTGCATCCAACGATTAACTGAGTTTAATATTGATGGTTGATTTAAAGTTGAAAACAAATCAACATCGCGATTTACTTTGCAATAGGTCCATCCGTTATTAACAGATGTTACAAATATTTGTAATCCTTGTTGTCCCGATACTGCTGTTCGGGCTCCAAGTACCGCGCCTATCCTTGTTAATGGACTGTTAACCCAAAAATCTAAAGTCCAGTTTAAATCCCAATGTGGTCCTCGAGTAAACCCATTTATATCATTCACATTATTTATTCTACCCCAAGCATTATTTGTGAATGAAATACTGCCTAAACTACTTGTATTAAATGAAATATTTGATGCTCCATTAGGTACTAAGGTTGTATTATTGTTAAAATTTGATATATCGTTCCAAACGGTAGAACCACTAACATATGATTTGGTATTAGCTGCATCTAAGTACAAAACTAATCCATCTGTTACTATTTTTGGTGAATAACTAAATGCCATAACTATATTGCCCTCACTATTGTTCTTATTGTCCAAGATCCTGTTGATGACGAACCTGTCAACACGGCATTTGAACCTGATAATATCATTGTTAAACCTACTGCTGTTGTATTACCTATATCCATTGTATCTACTTCCGAAAATTCAATTGAAGATCCAGCCCACGTACTCATTATAGTTCCTACTCTTGCATTTGAACCTGATTTTATTGTGAATTCAAAAAATGCTCCATCGTACGATGCTGTTGGTATACTATATACAACAAACGAACCTGAATTTGTTTGTGTTATTTTTCTAGTTGTTAATAACATTGGATCTTGATAATCACCCATTAAAATGGTGTTATCTGAGAATACTTCCATAATAGGAAGACCTGATATGTCATTAACACTAAATAAAGATCCTGATAAACTATCTGTTACAGAGAACAATTCACCTTGTGAACCTTGTACTGTAAATATTGGTTGCGCTGAACCTGAACCTATTACGGTTAAGATTGAGCCAGATGCTGCTGTGTTGAATGAGCCTGAGAGACGAGTTGTGCCTGCTACATCTAAACTTGCAGTAGCAGAGCTCCTACCTATACCAACATTTCCCGTTGTAGTTAAACTACCAGTTATATCAAAGTTACCATTATATGAACCTGAATTGTTATCTAAGATTACTAATGAAGAGGTTGCTGCACTGTTTTGTATACGTAGCGTTTCGGTAGCATTTGTAGTACCCTCTCCTCTAACTTGTAAACGGGATGATGGTGTTGCTAATCCGATACCTACACCAAGTCTACCATATGTTGATAAATGTCTAGTACTGCTAATACCTACTAATACACCGTCACCTCCAGCATTAAGTAACGATAAATGCCCACCTGAACCACCATCTACACCTCTGATTTCAAGCCCAAGTGCTCCACGTCCAATTACACCTGCAGCTGATGGAGTTGATGCTCTAGTAAATGTTATTGAACCTGAAATAGTTTCAGAACCTGAGATAATTGTATTACCAGTAAATGTAAAACCCCCATTATATGAACCTGAATTGTTATCTAAGATTACTAATGATGATGTTAAAGCGCTATTTTGAACACGTAACGCTGTGGTAGCTGACCCAGAGCCTGCCCCTCTTATATGTAAACGAGCATTTGGAGTAACGGCAAAATCCGCTCCTATAAATGTGCTACCGAAAATATTTAATGTTCCTCCTAATCCTCCTATTAAATAAGGAATAGTTACAGCCTCAGTATAAACAGCTTGACCATTATTAAGAAAACGAGTAACTATATTATTGTTATTATCATATAATTCTACTAAGTTACCACTACCTGTACGTGAAAAACGAGCTATACCCGCGTTTGTTATAGTTAACCTAGCAGAACCACTCGTTTCTAATATTAAAGATTGATTATCATTTGTTCCTAATACAGCGCCTGCGCCAAAACTATTACCACCTTGAACAAAAACATTTGAGCCTGTTACATTGATGAATGATGCTGTTGATGAAAAAGATGCTGTTGAAGCAAATGAAGCAGTTCCTAATAGAGAACCTGTTATACCGTTAGATACAGTTAATGTGTTTAAGGCGGCATCTGAACCGCTAGTTAAGACTTTCTTCCAGTTAGGCATGTTGATATATAATTAAACCACGGTTAGATACATACACTTATGCCGTGTATATGCCTACTTCCTTTTACAGGCCAATGGTCTAGTATAAATATGGAAAACTATTTTTTAGATGTACTTTTAGTTATAGTCTCTGATAGGGCAAGCATTTTCTTTTGTTCTTCTGCTTGTATCATTTTTTGTATTTCAGCCAGTTCTTGTTCAATTTTTACTTGAAGTGTAGCTAAAAATTTAGCATCTTTACCTTGTATGGTAACTGTTTCTAATGATTGACGGATAAAGTTTAACTCATTTAGAGTTAAATCAACTGAGTATATATTCATAACTTAATTATTTTGTTTGTTCCAAATATTGGTTTTGTAGTTTAACCACCATATGATAAATAGTCTCTACATCCTCTCCAAGGAATGTTGATCTTTTTATTAGAGATAACAACATCTCTATCTCCTTTGTATTTAACTGTGATGGAGATAGAGTTGTTGTTTGTTCTTTTTTAACGTTGTTGTCTATGTGTGTTGCTGTAAATGCCATAACTATTTTATTATAAATATGTTTAAGAATAGATAAAGATATCACCGTTATCACTGTTTACGTAAATATTACCGAAGCCGTTGGTTGCACCACCCCATGTTGGTGTTGCTGGGGGTGCTCCTGATGCTTGACGAGCGGTAACTACATACTCGTTAGCGGTTACAATACTTTCATTACCTACAACATCAAATGCTACTGCAAAACGACCATATGTTCCTGTTGTATCTGCATCTAAATAAAATGCTGAACCTGAACCGGCTGCGTTGTATTGGGTAACCCATCCTGAATCTGCTAATGTAGAAGAACCACTATTAATTAATATGAATCTATCTTTAACAGATAAGTTTTCTGTATTAATAAATGAAGCGGTACCGTTTACAACTAAGTTATCATTTACTGTTAAATTTGATACTGTAACTAATCCAGAATTTGCTACATTAAGTAATGTACTAGATGCGCTTATAATTGTAAAAGCATTTGAATCTACATTTACAGATGCTGATACTGAACCTGTTGCAATTTGAGATAAATTTAATCCTGAAATAGCACTTGCAGGTACATCTGTTAATCCAGCACCATTACCTACAAATGAACCTGAAAATACTGAGGCAGATACTGGTACGTTAAATGCAACGTCTGTTGAATTAAATAATACTAAATCACTTCTAGTACTATCATCAATACCATTACCTATTATTACTAATGAAGTATCATTGTTTTGGGTATTGTATTTACCCATTACTGTTTGTCCAGAACCGGATGCAATTGTACCTACACCTTCAGCATGTGATGCGTATCCAGATGCTGTTGTATTTTCACCTTCAGCATGTGAATAATTTCCTAAGGCTTGAGTATCAGAACCTTCAGCATGTGAATAATTTCCTATTGCTTGAGTATTAAGACCTTCTGCATGTGATGCGTATCCAGAGGCAATTGTACTTTCACCTTCAGCGTGTGAATAATCTCCTAATGCTTGAGTACTAGTGCCTTCAGCATGTGAAGCGTATCCTGTTGCTTGAGTACCATTACCTTCTGCATGTGAATAACTTCCTATTGCTTTAGTAGTATCACCTTCAGCATGTGAATAATTTCCTAAGGCTTGAGTATTAAAACCTTCAGCATGTGAAGTGTTTCCTGCTATTTGGTCTGCTCCAGTTGGTGTTGGATTATTAAAAACACCTATTATAGCTCCAGTTCCTGTGATACTTGTATTAACTAATGTTATAATTGTATTAGTACCATCAAACTGAACATTTGCTATTTCTAGTTTAGTAGTGAGGTAGGCTTGGTTGTAATTAGTATCATCTAATACTATATAACCACTAGAAAATTGACTTGAAACATCACCATAACCTGCATTTAAGTAAATATCACCTGGGGTTGTCGAACCTATATCAACAGAATTATATCCTTTAAAACCGGCGTATGTGCTATTACCTTCAGCATGTGAATAGTCCCCAATTGCTTTAGTAGAATCACCAGCAGCATATGAATAAACTCCTTCAGCTAATACTGAAGGTCCATGCTCTATAGCACCATTATTTTTTATTTTAAATAATGAAGTACCACCATTTGTAATAGTAAATGTATTTGAACCTGTAGCAACTGAAGCGGTAACAGCACCTGTAGCAATTTTATCACTACTTAAATTACTTAATGAACCGCTAACTCCTGAAATAGAGGCACTTAAGTTGGTTAATGCAGTATCAACTGTTTGACCAACATATTGATAGGCTGTTACTCTAACTACAGCTGTTGGAAGTGGAGCAGCAGTAACAAATTGTAAAACACCATTTTTATAATCAAACTGATATGAAGCTGGATTTTGTTTTACATTGTCGATTAAAACTACAATGTTGTAACCTGGAGGGTTATCTTGAGCATCTGCGTTTGTTAATGATGGTGAAGCGTATTTGTTTGATACAAAATTATTTTGTTGACCTGTTTGTATGATCTGAGGAGTAACCGCTGATCCTGATGGATCAATAAAGAACCAGGCATCAACTACTGAACCACTAACAACGTTTGATGGTGTTAATGGATGTTGAAACCAATATCTTAATATGTTTTGTCCTCCAACAGAATATATACTGCCGCTTTGGCTTGAACCTGAGAAGGGTAAACTAGATGTAGGTATTAGGCTTGCCTGAGCATATACTTCTCTAGAGTTTATATCTAATACACTGGTAAATGCTTCTTGAGCATCTGATAATGATGCTTGTGTATAGCGTCTACTTTGTAAGAGCCTACTTGATTTTATTGTTCTATCAATTGCCATGTTGTATTATTACTTTTTATTATGAATATGTTACTGCTATACTTGTTATTGGTAATTGGTCTCCATTGTATCTTACAAGTACAATTAAGTCTCTGTAAGTAGTATCTAATGTCATACCATCTGCTGCTCTTAATGGAACTGTATATGTTGTTGAAGCAACACTACCACCTGTATTACCATATAAATCTATGTTTCTAGTAAACGGATTAATAAAATCATCATTAGATACATTAGCACTAATTAAGTTAGATGTTGTAGCAGTTGGGTCATAAATTCTAGGAGTAGAATATAAATTGACACCTGAACTAGCAAATACTAAAGCAACTGCTACACCAGATGTAGCTGAGTTCCAGCCTACTAATGTTCTACCTACGTTTATAGTCATTGAAGTAGCAGCAGTTGCTAAATCACGTCTAAATGCTCTAGCATAGTATTTATATGTTTTACCACTGTTTGGATCTGCTAACCAATAACCATATGAACCACCTGGTCTTACTAAGAATCCAGGTTTAACTTGTAAATCTAATGCTCCTAATGTGTAAGCGCTATATGAACCGGTAGTCCATTTTCCTCCACTATTATATGAACCTGATAAAACATTATTATCTATTCGTAATCTAGAAGTTTCTCCTACGAATGTTTCAGATCCACCAGTTAATGTATTAGAATCAAATCCTTGTGCTCTACCATAATAAGCCATTGATCCTGAAGATAATGGTTGATCAAAAGCACTGGCTGAGTGAAATAAATAAGTTTGTGTGTTTAATGTTGATTGGGTTCCGGTTCTGTCTTTACCTCTTGTTAATACTGTAAATGTAGTTGTAGATAAAGAACTTCCTTGTTGGATATTTGTAGCACCACTTGAACCAGCATTAAATGATACACTACCACTTAATTTAACTATATCATTTATAAAAGGTACTGTACCTGTTGATCTTGGAGTTACGCCTGTTGAATCAAATATAGCATTTGCAGTTTGAACTGTACCTCCAGCGGTTGAAGCAGCTGTTATACCACTTAAAGCAACTAATGAATTTGCTGTGTTTAAATCAGATAATGTTGAATCAGCAGCATATAAAGGTGAGAAGAAACCACTTGCTGTTGATATTTGAGACCAAGTAGCAGTTAATAAATAAGGAGCACCACTTAATGAGCGTGATGTTGCTGTTAATGAAGCTGTTACACCACCTGTATATGATAAACTATTACTACCAATGTTAGTATTAATATTAGTTGTTGGAGCATAAAATACTCTTTCAGTAATAGTTTGTGCTGTGCTGTATGCTGAAGAACCGGTATTTATTCTAATAGATGCTGATATATGGTACCAACCTGATGAACTTACACTAGTAAATGATCTTCCATTATTGAATAGTCCTGAACTAAATACACCAGCAAATTTACCATCTTGGAATGCTGGAGGGATAACTAATGGATTAGCTGTGTTAATTCTAGCTAACGTTAAACCACCTGAAGAACCTGTAGTTGATAATGATAATAAAGCTTGTGATTGTGAAGTTGCAGTTACGGTTTCACTGTTGTTATCTGAGTAAAACCAACTTATTGCTCCTGACACACGAAATGGAACCTCAGATAAAGTTCCTAAACCAAATAATTGAGCATCAGCGGATGAAGATACTGTTGTAGAACCACCAGCAACACTATTATAAACTATATTAAAACTTGAGTTATTGAATATTGTTCTACTAGGAAATAAAGTACCACCTACTGAAGCAAACCCTTGATTAACTAAATAAGTTAAATCAGCACCTGTAAAACTTTGAGGTACATAACCTGCAGGTGCAGTTCCAGTACCGTTGTTTGTAATAGTTTCACTAATATTAGCGAATGTTCTAGTGTTAGGTGAAGGTGCAGGAGCTGAGGCGCTTAATAACCCTGCTATAAATCTTAATATATCTGAAGTGTAGGTTGTAGGTGAAAATGTACTGAAATAACTTCCATCAAGACCAGTTGACCAAGGATTTATTGTTGGTTCACCATTAAAGTGGTTTTCTAATTCAGCTACAGAACCTGAGACTACGACTTTTTTCCATTCTGCCATTGTATATTGTTTTTATGTTTGTTATAAATATATTTAGTTTTCTAGTCCTACGTAAAACGATGATGAAGTAAAATACATACTTCCAGCTATAGTTGAACCTGTTAATTCAGTTGACTGAGTAGCAAAATATATTATACTTTCACTTATAGTAAATGTTGGTTTATTGTTGTTATCCTTAATTATAAAAATATCATTAGTTATAGTTGTAGTATTAGAAGTTATTTTTAAAAATTCAGCGCTTGCTGACTTAACTAAAAATAAATCTCCTATTGGATTAACACTAGCACTAACACTTCCTGAGGTTATTTGAAATCCATCAATCGATAAGTTAGTCAAACCACTACCATCACCGCTAAACGATCCACTGAATAAGCCCGATAATGGGTACTGTATTTGTTTACTGGTTATTAGTGCCATTATGTGAATTTCCCTATTGCTGTTATTTCGTCTGTTAAACTTAATGAATATCCTATAGATGATGTATTAAATAATGCTGTTACATTTCCTCCACTTTCTGATAATGTTATAGCAGAAGAAGGAACGTATTGGCCATTAATATAAAATACAAAATTATTTACTGATGTAGGAGGTAAACTTGAGCCTGCTGGTGGTTGCAATATAGATGAGCTATAAAAAATTGCTGTATCAGGAATGGTTATGCTATTGGCTATTTTAGCAATATTAGTATTTATGTACTCTACGTCATCATTACCTGCTCCAATTACACTAGTTATATTAATTCCTCCTCCTATAAATGAAGTAGCTCCTGTAGCGTTTTTAGCTGCTGGTTTATTTGCAAATTTCATTTCGTCTATATTAGTTATAGTACCACCACTATCTATTACCTCTAAATTAAATACTACCTGTGATGTTGTGTAAAATTTGCTACGAGCTACTGCTAAATCTTTATTTACCGTATTAGGAATTATATATCCATTTAAAATAAGATTAAATGTAGAGCGAGCTGCTCTGTCTTCTCCTTGTTCTAATAAAGTAGTTGTAGTAAATGAGTCTATTCTTGCTTTAAACTTCCACCTATTTAGATCTCCCCAATATGAATCTGAAGCAAAATTAATAGCTTCTACTAACTTATTATTTTGTTCAACATAGTCAGTAAATATAACACACGAATAGGTTAAAGTAACATAGTCAGGAACAGTACTTATATAATATTGTTCTGAAGGTATTCTGTTATTTACAACTGAAAATCTATCATATGCATTTCTTATATTATATTTTGTACCTATAACCTGATATAAATGGGCTCTGTTGCCATCTAATTTATTTCCTAGACTTCTATTTTTTTCAACACTTTCACGTTTAAACATAATTAAAGGAGCTAATCCTTTACCGTTAGCATCACGATAAAAACCATCGGCTTGAACTGATTTCCATCTTTCAGGAGAACCATAAATTACGGGAACAGTTATTTGTTGTCCATTTTGAATTACACTAGGTTTTATAACATTTTCAAAATAGTATAACACAGCATAATCTAAATCTTCTATTCCTATACTTACATCTTTAACAGTATCTCCCTTAAATGATATATCTTTACCTCTATTTTTAGAAAAAACAGTATCACTAACAGGTTTTCCTTGATTTTTTAAATAAGGAGTAACTTGTTCTTGACTAATTTCAGCTGCATTTTTAGGTATAGGTTTAAGAGATTTAGCCATTATTATTTTTGTCTTTGTAATTCTAACATTTTATCTAAAGCTAATACTAGTTGAGCAGCTTTATATAGAGTAGCATTCGCATCTTTAGCTACTTTAGCTACATCTTCATTAGTTGAAAATTTAAATGCTTGGACTTCTCTTCTATATTTTAAAAGATTTCTTCTTATTTCATCAAATTTAGGTAAAGCTTCAAATTCTTGTGTAAAGGTACCTGTTTCCGGGTCTATAGAAGTTTTTATACTTTTATATCCTCTTTCAAAAGCCTCACCATCTTTTTTAGGTTTAAAAGATGCTACTTTTTCACCACTTGCTCCGGTTACAGGAATTTCTGCTTCATTTAATATGTCTATTAATTTAATCATGTCAATAAATATTATAGTCTTGTTTGGGTTATACCTAGTATTTCTGGTCTCATATAATGGCATGATAATATTATTGACCATGAAGAACCAAAATTGTCGGTATTAGATGAATAAGAATAGTTATAATCCTTACCTACAACTAACTGATTTTCATTAACATTATCAACTTCATAATAATCATTATTCCATAATATTACATCTCCTATTTCAGGTACTATGTTATATGTAAAGCCTCTAGCATCTGGGCCAAGTTCGGTGCTTAAGTCAATACCTGCGAGATCATCGCGTAAAAAGCGGCAAGTAATATTACGACTAATATCAGGGCCAAAATCATCTACGGCTGAAGTCGTATCTCCACGTTCAATCAAGCAATTAATTAGTACAGGATCGTTATATGTTTTTTTAGAAGCCTCACCATACATGTTTGGTTCAGTGCGATCTAGTACTATTTTATAATATCCTACTTTTTGCTCAATTATATCATTAAGTAATTCTCTATTTACGTGTCTAAATAAACTTATGTCTCTATTTGCTCCAAATAAACTCATTATATCGTAGTTATTTTTTCTAAAGTTTTATATCTAGGTATAAATTTTAATAAGCCTGGTATTTTTTGAGTTACTAATGCTCTTCTTTTAATTTCAGCTAACTCATCTTTTGGTTCTTTTCTTACAATAAATTTCATATGAAGTAAAGAGTATTCTGTTTGGTCAGTAATTAAAGTATTTAAATAGTTATTTTGTTCTACTTTAACAACAACTACTCCATCTATACCTCTAATTTCATTGTATATGTCTACCTTATTAGCTTGTCTTTCTACTTTAATCATTACTTCTATTTCGTAAATAGAAAGTGATTCTAATAATAGATTCTGTAGTTTAATCATAATTAAAATATATAAATTCCCATTGGTACGTTATTCAATGCTTTTTGTATTGCCTCTGCTTCCAATGCTTGGTTTTCTAATTGTGTTTTACGTGAAGCCATATCTAAGTTTGCTCTTAATACTTCAAGTAATTTTTCTTTTTCAGTTCTAGCATCGGCTAATAAATCAGCTTGATTTAAGGTTACTTCAGCTCCTGGAATAGGAATCTGTGTATATTTACCTCTAATATATGCTAGCATTTCTTTACATATAGCTAATGTATATTGATAAATCCACTGCTTACCTACTGAATTGATTAAAGCAAACGTTGGATTAGTATAAGGTACATTTGATACGTCTGTGATTCTACCCGGACCTAATCCACTTCCACTAAGAGGTATAACACTATTTCTATCATCTACAAATATATAATGAAAGAACATTTTATTATCAGTAGTAGGAATAGGAAATATTCTTAATTTATTATCCACCAGATCAAATGAATATGCTGATTTTCTTATTTGGTCATTTAATTCAATTGCTTGAATTTTTTGAACATCAAAATATATAGGCATTAATAAAAAATTAACTCCTGGTGAGAATTGTCCAAATCCAAATGTTTCTAATAATGACTGAATACCAGTACCAGTACCAGCGTATGGATCAAAATAACGAACAATAGCTGGAGGAGACTCATAGAATATTTTTTTAACCTCAATAGATGATGTTATCCCATATGAACTAGACATGATTTCTTTTAAATCATAATCTTGAATACCAGGTATCATATCAAATGAAGCTGTATATTGAGGTACATTTCCTCCTGTTCCTGCTTCAACAGCGTATGTTTGGGAAATACGAATTGTGCTTCCTAAATTAGGGGTAATTATTTGATTATTATATGAAGATCCGGTAGAATTACCTTGCATTAAAAAGAAGTTTTCACGTATCTTATATTGGTATACTTCATTGCTATATGCTGTAATTGCTTCTTCAAATGCTGTGTAGAAATTGATGTCTTGCAATTCAATTTCCATTAATGGATAACCTAACCTACGAGCACACCAATTTGCTACTTTATCGGCTTCTTGTTGGAAAGAAACATCACTATCATAAAAACCAAATGGGGTTTGACCAGAACCTGATACAAATGATGAAGTTCCTGGCCAAATAGGTATATTTGCCATATTAAATAATATTATTTATAATAAATATTAAGTAATATTATTTTCCGTATTCATATTCTAATATCTTACCAACTAAATCAGAACGGTGGTTCTCTTTTAACTTAATCCATTTAATTTCCTCTATTTTTTTAGATAGCTCAATAACATACGTTAAACCGTTCATCTGACCATCTGGTGTTTTGATATCAGTTTGTTCATTATCACCATTAATGACAATTTTACCTGTTTTACCTAAACGCGTTAATATAGCTAACATTTCACCTTTAGTTAGATTTTGAGCCTCCTCTACAATCAAAATGTCATCTACTGTTTTACCACGAATGAACTGGACGGGCATTGCTTTTACTTTTCCTAATTCAATTAATTTAGGGATTTCTGTTTTGTCAGTACAGCATTTATTTAAGTTTTCAACTAACGCTTCCATATAAGGATCGAATTTTTGGTTTAATTCACCTGGTAAATAACCTAATGATTTACCTACTTCAATTGCGGCTCTAGTGTTGTAAATACAATTGATTTGTTTTTTCTTTAAAAAATCTAACGCTGCATTAGCACACACCAAACTCTTACCTGAACCTGCTCTACCTGTTACTATTACAATTTGATTTTCAATAATTAAACGTTTAGCTTCTTTTTGTTCTTCATTTAATTGAACGGCATTAATAGCTTTAATGTCGCTCTTTCTTTCGCGGTTTGGTTCTTTCATAATAACTATGTTTACTAATAAATATAACAAAAAAAGCCGAGCATTGCTCGGCTTTCTTATATTTCTAGGTTAGTAGATTAGATAGTGTTCAAACCAGCTACGTATACTTTTCCGTAGTAGTCGGGACGAATCATTTTCTTAGCGTAACGAGTCATTAAACCTTTACGTGGAGTGAAGGTATTTGGATCGTACAATAATGGAGTCATGATTAGAGGAACATATGGAGCGAATACAGCACCACACTCTAAGAACTGAGCACCTTTGTAACCCATTAAGATTACGTTTTCAGTCATGTATGGGTTTTTGTATACTTTGTAACGGCTGTTTAAGCTACCGATCTTTTGGATACCGAAGTTGTATTCCATTTTCTCGCCATCGCCATCTGAAGCAAATCCAGGGATTGATTCAAGGATAGTTGCTACTGTAGGTGAAGTAACTAAGAAGTTAGCGCCACCACGTAATGTTAATTGGTGAATTTTGTTAGATACTTTTTGTAATTTTGTACCTAAAGTTTGGAACCAACCACCTTGAGTGTTGTAGTAACCTAAAGCGTTGTTAGTTACGCCTGAAGCACCTACTGCTTGGTTATTAACTGCTGACCAGTATTCAGTTGTGAAAGCATTCTCGATTAACATATCTAACAATTCAAGATCAATTTCCATTGAAATGTATTGTGATAAGATACCAGTTAATTCAGCTTCAGCGTCTACTGAGTGGTAAGCGTTTAAGTCTTGAGCGAATTCAGGTGTCCATTGTGCTTTTAATTTACGTGTTTTAGCAACGATTGCTTCAGATTTTAACTGAACGTTAATTTCTGGAATAGCGATTGATGTTGCACTTTGAGCGTTAGGGTAACCAGCACCACTAGCATCTTCGAAATCACCACGTGAAGTAGCTGTAGGTTGTACATTATAGAATAATGTTACAGTACCAGCGCTAGCACCAGTTACGTTAGTTACTAATGAACCAGTTACTACGAATGAAGCTGTGTTGTTAGCTACAGTAGTATATGTTTGTAAAATATCAGCAGCGGTAATTGAACCTGAAGTGAATACAAACGCACGTACACCATTTTGGTCAGCAGCAGTAGGTAGAGGAACGTTAATTACTTTGTAAGTAGGGAATGATGATGAGTAATCAGCATCTAAGTTAAATGTAGCCCAGCTAGTTGAACTAGTTGTAGCAGCGATAGAAGCTGAGAATTGGTTGATTGAATAACCGAATTTACCAGCACCATATAATGAAGCTGAAGCAATGTCAGTTACGTTTGTAGTTGCGTTAGCACCATATAAAGATCCACCGTTAGTAAATGGTCTTACACCAGTACCATATTTGAAATCAAGATAGAATACTAGACCTGAAGGTAAGTTCATTGGTTGTACACTAACGAATTCTTTTGCAGCAATCTCACCGAATACACGGCGAACTAATGGAAGGGCTACACCATTCCAGCTCTCACCATTGTATGCACCAGCACCAGCTGCTTGAGTACCTGTAGAAGAAGCTTCTACTACTAATTGCTTAGCTTGATTTTCTAATAACATAGCCATTGTGTTACGGCTGTTATCATCTTTTAAACCTTCTAATAGGCCTGATTTTACCCATTTACTCTGAAGGCGTTTTGCGTCATCTTGAACCGATTTAAATTGGTTTGATGATTCTAATAATTGTTGAATGTTCATTTTTTGTTTAAAATTAATTTGTTAATTACTTAATAATGTTTGCTAATTTTTGCATACGTGAAATAACATCATTTGATTCTACAATTTGTTTCTTAGGAGCAATTCCTGCTGCTTTTGAAGCAAATCCTAAAGATTCTTTAATAGGTGATTTCTTTTTAACCGTATTTAAAGTAGCTTCTAATGATTCGTAAACCATCTTAGCTTCTTTAGGTGTAGTTGCTTTATCGAATGAAGCAATCACGTTTAATTTTTGAGATTCAGATAAGTTTTTAGATTTGAAAATTTTGTTAACATAAAGTAACTTAGCATTTAATAAATTAACTTCATTTAACTCTTTGCGAAGTGTATTAATTACATTAATAGCTTCTTTCATTTCTTTTTTCTCTTCTTCTTTCTCTTTTTTCATAACTTTTTTCTTAGCTTCTTCTAATTCATCAGTTTTATCCATTGAATCTAATTCAGCTAAAAGTTCTTCAAGATCGATTTCTTCATCATCAGCCATTTCCATTTCTTCACCGCCCATTTCAGTACCCATGTCCATATCCATGTCCATTTCAGCTTCTTCATCAGCAGGTGTTTCCATTTCTTCGGCTTCTAATTCTTGGCTAACGATGTCTTTGATTAAGTCTTTAAGATCTTCAATAGACATATCTTTAACGTCTACTTCTTCTTCTTCAGTTTCTTCTTCTTCAGTTTCTTCTTCTTCAGTTTCTTCTTCGCCTTCTTCTTCCTCTTTTTCTTCTTTTTTAGCTTCGTTTAAACCTTCTTCCATTTCTTCGGCTTCTAGTTCAGCTAAAATAGCAGATAAATCGAATTCTTCTTCTTCAAGAGCAGCACCTGTTTCTCTGTAACGATCTTGAATTTCATCTGTTGTATCTTCTGGATACATACCTTCTTCTACCTTTTCATCATCCATATCCATTTCATTTAATTTTGCAACTAACATGTTTTGGATACTTGGAGTTAAGGCTTCTTCTAAGGCTTCTTTTGCGTTTAACAACGCTGCTTCGCGGATAGCTTTAGCATCAACGATAGCCTCTTGGAATAATTTTTTGTTTGACATTTTTTTCTCCTTAAATTTGTTTTTGGAAATAAGATTATTAGGAATCTTAATAGAATTTTGTTTAAAATACCGAGCTACAATGTAGAATATGTGGTAGCTCATTATGGTCAGATATACATATATGTAAATAGCCAAAAACGCAAAAATAAATGCCTCCTTTTTTAGGGGAGGCATCGGTCTAACAATACTATTGATAGAGGGGTTAATATTTTAACATAGAGCACATACTCCGGTTTGAGTACATATAATCTCTGTTATTAATTCGTTTACTTTACTATAATCTTTACTTGATTTATATTGTTTTCCTTCTGACAATGTCATATAAGCATTGGGTGTTGACGGTACTGAAACTAAGTCCCAGCAAAGTAATTCAAAGTCGTCTTGTACTTCCACTGTTTCACCTATCTGTTTTACACTACCCATACCTCTAGATGATATACCTAAAGGAATATTAGCTTTAATAATTTCTTGAGCAATTTTACCAGATGGAGTATTAAGTAATGTTAATTCACCCATTACATTATTACCTTCCCACCAGATCTTAGTAATGAGATGTGATACGTTACTTAAGTTAATAATAGATGATTCAGGGTGATCTAACTCACCGGTTGATGTTCTAGTTTTTAACGGTCCTTCTATGTATTTATCTATTTGCTCTTTTAATACATTTATAGGATACACACGACCGTTGCCATTTTTAACACCAGCTTCCTGTAATTTACCTTTAACACGCATCAACCCATCACCCAATTTACTGTCTTTTCCTTCAGTAATAGGCTGTAGCTTAGCTATATGAAAGGGAATATGATCTACTAATAATTGCTTACTCATAATTATATTTCGTCATTTCTGTCTAAGTAAAAATCATCTTCATCTTTACCATTTGATAATACTAATTTAATATCATTTCCGAACGGCTCCAAAGAAATTACTTCTACTTCTTCGTCTTTTACAAATTTACCTAAATTAGCTGATATTTTAAATTTATCACCTACTGATAATGAGCTTGCTTTAGCTTCATCCATTTGATGACCTGCTACGTCAGTCATATTATCACCACCAGGTAGTGTAGATCCTTCATCTATATCTTCGGTATCATCCATGTATCTTTCATCAGCATCCATATCAAATAAACGAAATTCTATTTCTTCTTTTTCATCATTAGATAAATTATATTTATTTATTAAATTAGCTTTATCATTTGAATCGTAAGTTCCCATAGATTGTAATTCTGAGTAAATTTGGTCTACTATTTTACCTATTTTATCTTCTGGTGACTCTTTTAAATTTAGTTTTTTCATTTTTTCACCAGTAGGATCCATTTTTTTAACACCACGAACAGTTTTAGCTACTAATGACATCATTTTAATGCCTGCTTCTGGTTTATTGGTTTCTTTATTAGCTTTATTAGCAGATGCTTTAGCTTTTTCAATATTTTTAGGTGAAATCATCGCATTAGCTTTATCTACTAAATCACCACCTTTAACATCTTTCATTTGATCTGATCCAGGTTTAAACTTATTCATGTATTCGGCTTTAGCTCCTTCTACACCAGCAAGTAATGAGTCAGTATAATAAAAAGGGTTTTTCTTTAGGTTTTTAACTACAATTTTTGCGGCTTCTTTTTTGGTTAAATCGCTATTTTTTTCGATTTCATAATCTATACCGATTAATACTTCTTGACCGTTTAAATTGTCTATTTCTGCGAATTTCGAATATAATTCTTTACCGCTAGTGTTAGTAGTATAGGCTTCATTTAATCTCATTCTATTCTCCAAATCATCAATCATTTGTTTGATTTTATCAGTTGGATTTTTAGCGTATATTTTCTTTAAGAAATTAAGTTCTGATTGGTCTATCTTTTGATTAACACCATATTTTTCTTCAGGTGTTTGTTCTGGTTTGATACCCATACCTGCTGCTTTTCTTTCTGCTTCTGCTTCAGGATCACCAGCAATACCGTAGATATCGGCTTCAGTTAAGATAGCTTTATTTTTTAATATTTTAATAGTATCATTAAATGACGTTACATTAGTAACATATTGAGGTAAAGACATACGAACATTACGCATAAATTGCGCTTGGTTCATTCTACCTTCTTTTAAATCTATGTATTGTTGTTTTATACTTTTCATGTGTATAAATATTATGTTTTATTTAGTAAAATACTGGCCTTTTAACTTTTTTACTGCTTCTACAATGTTGTCTAAAGTATCTTCTAATAAATATAGATCATCATTTATGTTATCTAAATCAGTAGTTAGGTTATCTAATTTACTTACGTTATCCGGGTAATCAGTTATATCATACATTTTTACTACATTATAATACTTTTGAGCTTTAGTATCAAGAAATGATCGAGTTTGTTTTATTTTATCTAATAAAGAATTTAATTCATCCGGAGATTCAATAGCATTCTGTATACTAATGTCATGTATTTTAGAACGTATTGCTTTAAATACATTTATAGCGGATGATTTTTCTTTTTCAGCAAATGTTACAAATTCATCTATTTTTTCAGGAGTGTATGATATATTCATTATCGTCCTTGCCCTCTGTAGTTAGTTTCTGAGTGATCGTGTTTATTACGTCTTTTGGCTGCTTTACCTTTTTTACGAGTACCAAAAGTAATTTTATGTGATTCTTTAAGTGATGCTTTTGCCTTAGCCATTACTGATAGATTGATTTAATTTTGTTACTAATTTTATTTGATATTTCGCTTATTTCGTTTATAGCTTTTAAGCTGCGTTTCCAATAATTACTTCCATCCTCATTTTCGCTTAATTCTTGTTTTATACGAGTAGTATATTCAATTAATTGGTCTACTTCAGCTAATTTACGTTTTACTTCACGAATACTTTTATGAAGCATTTCTGCTTTAGTACGATATTTTACTTCGTTTTTAAATTTATTATATGATACTTCGTTAAGTAATTCTTCTTTAACTATATTATTTATTGTTTCTTCTAAAGATTTATTTTCTTTAATTAAATCATATGTTTTACCTACTAGTAAAGCATTAGTTTTATTAATATCTCCAACTTTACCTGTTTTTAAATTACCAACTAAAGTAATTTTAGTAGTAAGATTATTTCCATTTACTTTAGTTACAACCATTTCAGCACCAGTTAATTTATGTTTAAGTTTATCACCAACTTTTATAGATTCAGATGTGTTTTCCATTTCATTCATAGCTGATTTTTTACCTTTCCAAAGTTCTTTATAATCTAACATTTTAGAGTTTTTAGGCATACCTGATGTTTTTTTAAATCCTTGTTTCATTGCTGTTTTAGTTGCTTTATTTGTTTTTTGTCCTTTAGGAGCAAAAGCTTTAGGAGTCATGATAGGACCAGCTCCAACGCCTATAGCGCCCGTTGCTGATTCTTCATATAAATCAGGTTTCTCAGGAAACCAGTTCATGAAGTAATCTTTAGTACCATCAGTAAACATAATATGATCACTAGTTGTATCTTTAATTCTTTTAGACTCACCCTTAGCATTATATACTAAAGTACCTGGTTTTAGATAATCAATTACATTACCAGTATGTCTTGGGCCTGATCCAGCTTTTGTGTCACCTTTATAATACCCGTTAAGAGATGTATACCAAGGATGTGTAGTTTCCTTTAACTTATTTGCTAATTCTTCTTGTATAAGTTTTTTAATATACTCCTTCATTATTTAACTGATTTTAATTCGTTTGTTAATTGATAATACTGTAATAATGAAATTAAATTTTCATCTTTTACGTTTTGGGTTTTCCCTAATGGCTGTAATAAAGTAATTACCTCAGTTAATTTAATCTTGATTGTTTTATCAGTAACGTTGTTTGATAATTCATTTAATTCGTTACGTAAGGCTGTATATTGACTATTAACAAACTCTTTTAACCCAGTAGTGTTAGATATATTATTAATGTATTCTTTTAATACATTTTTTTGTCTATTGTCTAATGTAGAGTATTTCTTATTGAATTTTTCTAGTAATACTCGATACGCTAATAAGCGAGTACCTTTATCCATTTTAGCATATTCTTCAAGAATACGATCTTTAACACCATCTTTATTTATTTCTTTACGAGTAATATGCTCAAGTAAGGTTACTTTATTATCTATAATTTGATTGGGTTCAATAAATTCTGATGAATTATTAGCCTCTATTAAATTATAGATAGCGGCATATTGAGAATAGTTATTTATTTTGGCTTTAAAAAACTCATCAATATTGTAATTTTCACGAATTTCTTTAATTAAATTATATTTTTCTTTACGTAAAACAGATTTGTTTAAACGTGAGGATATATTAATAGTAGTATTAATAAAAGTTTCTGCTTTAGCCTCACTAAGAGTATTAGAATTAGTTAAGATTTGATATATTTTATATTCTTTAGCTAATTCAGTTTTGTTAAAATATCTTTTAACTAAGTCAATAGCAGCTGAATCTTTGTTAGATATAGTGTCTGATGCTATTTGTCTAACTAATAATTCAAACAATATACCTGTATTTTTGTATTTTGAATGTTTGATTCTCATAAAAAGTATGCACTATCTATAAATATATAATAATTATATGTTCTTAATATTTTCTTCAGATAATAAATCAGGTTCATCCGATTTAAATATTATATTTTTTCTTAATGACTCTAACAAAGGTTTATTTTTGTGTAACTCTGTTAAAGCTAAAGGTGATCCTCCTTTAGGTGTACCATCTACCATATCATTACTAGGTTTATTAGCGGTATAAAGAGTATTCATACCTTTTTTACCTAATCTATCTTTACCTAATGGATCTTTTTGTGTGTTTATTATAGATGTTTTTTCTTTTGGACGACCTATTGGTGCTTTTTCATTATATCCTCCAGGTACGGTTTGTTGTGCTTCCATACCTGTTCTACCACGACCATATAATGCTGCTAAATCATGAGGTGTTCCGTATGATTTACCTGATTTAGCTGGGTCATTACCCTCATTTTCAATTTGGCCTAAACGGAATAAGCGTTTTTTGTCTTCCATCACTAAATCACGTAATTCATCATATTGATCTTCTGAGAATTTAAATACGTAATCATATATCCAATCTGAAGGGACTAAATTAGTGTCTAATAAATCTTTAGCTAAAGTAACTTTTTCTTTCCATATAGCTATTTTTTCTTGATCATATATAATAGATGGTGTGGTTAAAGATAATTCAAAATTACCTAATGATTCACCATCATATCCTTGAACATATAAATGTACGAGCGCTATCTTATATAATTCTGATAAAACAATACGTTGGATACGTTCTACTGTGCGAGCAAAACGAATATCTTCAGCAGCTAATGTTGCTTTACCAGTTAAATCTTTTTCAAATCCGAAAAATGCTTTAGGTACTTTAAGAGCAGCTAACATTTCATCACGAAGGAAATTTACATCATCAATAGCATTATATTCTAAACCTTTAATTGTATCAATTTTAGTATTTGAGTTAGCACCACGTTGAGGTATGTAGAAATCCTCCATAACATTCATCATGTTATATTTTAAATTATATTCACCTGTTTGTTGATCAATATAAGGAGTTTTTTTCATTTTTTGTTTTAAACGCTCCATGTATCCATCAACCTCATTAGGAGGCATATTTCCAATATCAATATAGAATACACGTTTTTCTGGGGCACGGGTAATACGATGTAATAACATCGCATCCTTCATTAAAATATACTGTTTATATGTTTTGCGAGCTGGTTCTATATAAGATCTACCATAAGGTAAATAATTAGCATCTGTTAATAATCTAAAATGTGCTATTTCATAATTTTCAAATTTAATTTTACCATCTCTATCTCTAACACGACTGTTAATACCACCAGCAGCAATAACCATTGGATCTATTCGAAAACAAACATAATTAGGATTTTCAGGATCAGTACCTTCTTCACGCACCATATCATAAACAGATAATGGACTTACATTATATACTCCAAATTTTTCTGCTATTTCTAAATGTAAATAAAAGTCACCATATTTACACATATTGCGAACCCATACCCATAAATTAAATTCGATATTTAAAATATCATAAAATAAATTATATAATATACGTTGAATATTTTCATCTGAACTTCTTATTTGTAAAACTTCTCCTGTTTCGTTTTTAAGAGTAGATTCATCTGCTACTATATCAAGAGCAGAAGCTATAATAGATTCAGTATCCATAGCTTCATAATCAGTATATAATTGAATACGAAGTGTTTGGTAATTCATTGTAGGATTATAAGGCATATTAGCCCCATATCTATGAAGTTTTGTAAACCTATCTATTAAAGCATTAGT